GGAAAACTTGACACATACTAATAATTTATCACTTGTAAAAACGATTACGTTACTGTTAAAATGTCTTTTTGTCTTGGTATGGACATTAATTTTAGAGAGAATAAGGAGAATTTATAATGGGTATTATAATTGCACTGATCCCAGCAATTGCTTGGGGCAGTATTGGACTTGTATCTGGGCGTTTAGGTGGAACGGCACCTCAGCAAACGTTGGGGATGACTATGGGAGCCATTGTATTTGCCATATTTACTTGGTTCTTATATCAACCAACATTGACATCTAAAGTGTGGGTTGCAGGTATTGTGTCTGGATTATTCTGGGCAGTAGGTCAAGGCATGCAATTTACGTCAATGAAAAAAATTGGTGTGTCAAAGACAGTTCCATTGTCAACTGGATTACAATTGGCAGGAAATGCACTGGCCGGTGTTTTAATTTGGCATGAATGGAAAACTGGAAAAATGATTACAATGGGAACAGTTGCTGTAATCTGCTTAATTGTTGGAGCCACATTTACTTCGTTGCGTGATAAAAATGATAAAGAACACAACAAAGATGAAGATATGGGTGCAGGGATTCGGGCATTGATTATCTCCACAATTGGGTACATTGGGTATACTGTTATTGTGCGTTTTGCTAATGTGAATGCTAAAGCGGTTATTTTGCCACAAGCCATTGGGATGCTTATTGGAGCAGTTATCTTTGTTGTTATTTCAAAGGCGGCTGTTACAGCTTTCAAGAATCGCCATACATGGGCTAATATGCTTACAGGTATTATCTGGGGAGTCGGAAACATTTTCATGTTCTTGGCAATTCCTCGAGTTGGTCTGGCAATTAGTTACTCACTTGCACAAGCCGGAATTGTTATTTCGACGTTCGGGAGTATCTGGTTCTTGGGCGAACACAAAACGCATCGCGAAATGCAATATGTGGTTTTTGGATCTGCTCTAATTATTGTAGGTTCCACTATATTAGGAATGATGCAATAAATTTGAATTTTAATATGTAGGAGAAACCGATGGCACAAAGCTTTCGGTTTTTTGTTTGCTTTTTATCAAATTGTTAACTTTGGTCACGCTTCAAATTTTAGGAAACGGGTGTATAATGAGTTAGTGAAATACCAAAAATATTAAGTGAGGTAATTAAATAATGGCACATATTTCGTTTGACAGTTCAGCAGTTTCAGAGTTTGTTCATGATAATGAGCTTGCTGAGATGCAACCACTTGTTACAGCTGCAGACAAAGAATTACGCGAAGGAACAGGCGCTGGTAAAGATTTCCGTGGCTTCATTGATTTACCAGTGAACTATGACAAAGACGAATTTGCTCGTATTAAAGCATCAGCAAAGAAAATTCAGGGTAATTCTGAAGTCTTTGTTGCAATTGGTATTGGTGGTTCATATTTGGGTGCCCGTGCAGCAATTGACTTCCTTGGAAATACTTTCTACAACTTGCTTCCTAAAGAGCAACGCGGTGGTATCCCTCAAGTGTTCTTTGCTGGGAACTCAATTAGCTCAACTTATTTAACAGATTTAGTAAACTTGATTGGTGATCGTGACTTTTCTATTAACGTCATTTCAAAATCAGGAACAACTACAGAGCCTTCAATTGCATTCCGTGTTTTGAAGGAAAAATTAATTGCTAAGTATGGTAAAGCTGGCGCTAAGGAACGGATCTTTGCAACAACCGATAAAGCAAAGGGTGCCTTAAAGGTGGAATCTGATGCTGAAGGCTACGAAGAATTCGTTGTGCCTGATGATATCGGTGGTCGTTTCTCAGTACTTTCCGCTGTTGGTTTGTTACCAATTGCTGTTGCTGGTGGCGACATTGACCAATTAATGAAGGGTGCTGCAGATGGGCGTGACGCTTACAAGAATCCTGATGTAACTAAGAATGATGCTTACAAATATGCTGCATTACGTAACATTTTATATCGCAAAGGTTACACAACTGAATTGTTAGAAAACTTCGAACCAACGTTACAATACTTTGGCGAATGGTGGAAACAATTAATGGGTGAATCAGAAGGAAAAGATCAGAAGGGGATTTATCCTTCATCAGCTAATTTCTCAACTGATTTGCATTCACTTGGCCAATACATTCAAGAGGGTCGTCGCAATCTCATGGAAACAGTTGTCAATGTTGACAAACCTACCCATGACTTGAACATCCCTAAGGAAGATAAGAATTTGGATGGTCTTAAGTACTTGGAAGGCCGGACAATGGATGAAGTTAACAAGAAAGCTCATCAAGGTGTTACCTTGGCTCATAATGATGGTGGTGTGCCAGTTATGAATGTTAACATCCCTCAACAAGATGCTTACACATTGGGCTACTTGATTTACTTCTTTGAGGCTGCTGTTGGTGTATCTGGTTACTTGAACGGAATTAATCCATTCAACCAACCAGGTGTTGAAGCGTACAAGAATAATATGTTTGCACTTCTTGGCCGTCCTGGTTATGAAGCTCAAACAAAAGAACTCAACGAACGCCTTGGTAAATAGGACTTTTAGAGTTTTGATAAATTAAGAATAAGGCTAGTTAGAACCAGCAAGTGTAAATTTACTGATTCGAAACTAGCCTTATTTTTTTAGATTTTTATGGCTTAGAAAATAATTTCAACTGGTTTATGTACTTGTAATCGGTTCAATTTTCTAGTAACGTAAAAGCAAAAGTTGTTTAAAAGTCGAAAGGAAAAAGCGTATGGCAAATAGTGAAATTTTTGGTAAGAACCGAACTGATTATTTAAAATTTGGCGGTGTTTATGCTGCTGGGACTTTTTTGGATAATAATATCCAAGCATCAAACTATACAAAAATTGCGTTAGTCCCGACGATTGACACAATTCAAACATGGTCAAAATTATATAAAAAATTCAATCTTGGCGATAGCTATTCAAATGATCAATTCTGGAAGGATCAATCAAAGTATTTGGTGGATGTGACCCAAGCTAAAGAATGGTTAGAGGAATTATTCAAAAAACAGTTTAAAATTACAGCTATCGGTGCCGAATTTCTAGAAGGCGTAGGTAATCGTTCATCAGAAAATTCAGTTCAGTTGACCGAGGCAATTGATTCAGACAATAATTGTTATTATATTTTGCAAAGCGGTTTTCCAGCGCTTGAGGCTAAAAGTAATGCGGTAAAACAATCTACCGAGTTTGCGTATGACCGAGATGTTTTTACTGTGGATAAAGAAAATTACGTTTCCTATGATGAACGTGGTTTGAATACTTTGATTGTGACCATGGTCAAAGAATATTTTGATCGTGATATAACTTCAAAAGAACTTGTCCAGAGGTTACCTGTGTTCAGAATTTGTGGGACGTTTAATGATTATGGGAAGCCAGCAGACACTGGCAATCGGCTCAGTACAATTATTAAAACAACTCATCAAAATGATTTGGAACAGCTTGACGATGCAGCGCAATTAAAATTACTAAAAAATGGGGAACCATTATCAAGCAATGTAGATCGTAGTAATACTTGGAAAGCTAACGAAAAGAAACGACTTGAATGGCTACAAAAGGCCGAACAAAGAGCGTAATTAAAATCTCAATAAATTTATTTATAGTTTGTTTCGAATCTTATTTGAAACAGGCTATTTTTTATTGACTATGGTACATAAATCGCTTACAATAGAATTGATATCAGAATGATATTGAAAGGAGACGGTCAGTTCATGGCGAATGAGAAAAAGGACAAACGTTTTTTATTGCGTTTGGACCAAGGGCTTTACGATCGATTAGCTGAAGAAGCCAATCGAGCCAACCAAAGCGTCAATATGTATATTGTGAGTTTACTGTCGAACAATCATGGAACGAAAAGTTTTGAAAATCGACAGATTATTGGTCAGACTGTTTTGGGAAAAGACCTAAACGTTGACCATGGACTTGCCTTTGTTTCCGGGATCTACTATCGTTATTTAATTAATGATAATGGAAATGTCGATACGACAGCGAAGTATGCTGTTATTGAAGCTAACGGGAATATCTTAACGTTACAAAAAATTTAGCCATTTTGGGGGAGATAAAAGATGGCAAATCAACAAAAGCAGCAATCTGGTTTTTGGGGGCAGATGCAAGCGGCAATGAACGGCGAGTATGTGAACCAGTATCAGCAGGCTCAGCAAAAAGCTATTCAAAACAGACAACATGCAACGCCAAAACCAGATAAGCGAAATAAGCGAAGTAAACGAGATCGGCGCGACAATCATGATAAACCAGAAAGAACAGTTCATGCACGAATGCCAGAAAATCGGAGGAGTCTAAATATGCCATTTGGATTAAGAATTGTACCACAAAATAATCGTGGACTAGTAGAAACATTAGGAAAATATAAACATAGTGTTGATCCAGGTTTTCATTTTTATGTCCCATTTTTTCAAAAGATTAAAAATGTCAGTTTAGCGATGGAGCCTTTAGCATTACCGAATTATTCAATTATTACCAAGGATAATGCGGATGTTTCGGCTAGTTTGACGTTAAACTTTCATATCACTGATCCTGTTAAATATCAGTATGAAAACACGGATTCTGTTGAATCAATGGCACAACTTGTGCGTGGCCATTTGCGTGATATTATTGGACGAATGGACCTGAATGAGGCATTGGAGTCAACTGCTAAGATTAATCAAGAACTAACATTGGCAATTGGTGATTTGACTAACACATATGGGATTAATGTTGATCGAATCAATATAGATGAGTTAACCCCTTCGCATGCGATTCAAGAGGCAATGGATAAACAATTGACCGCTGATCGGGAACGAGTGGCCACCATTGCGAAAGCTGAAGGAGAAGCTAAGTCAATCGAATTGACCACTAAAGCAAAGAATGATGCGTTAATGGCGACTGCAAAGGCCGAAGCTGATGCAACTAAGACGCGAGCTGACGCCGAGCGTTATCGAATTGATACTGTCCAGGCTGGGTTGACAGAAGCTACTGACAAGTATTTCCAGAACCAGTCAATCAACGCATTTTCTGATTTGGCAAAATCTGATACGAATCTGGTTGTGGTCCCTTCAGATAGTGCAGATGAGTTTGGCAAATTGCCAGTGGTTGGCAAATTGTTGGGAACTAAGGATAATAAGAAAACAACTTTATAAATCATTCTATTGAGAAGATGATCCGGAGTGTATCTGGGTGATCTTTTTTATTTGTTTTTTAACGATTTTAAAGTAGATTTTTTCATAATAAAAATAAGCCTCAAAACACTGAATTAACAATGCTTTGAGGCTTATTTAGTTCTCAATGATAGCCCGCACGGGGTTCGAACCCGTAGCTCCGCCTTGAGAGGGCGACGTCTTAAACCAATTTGACCAGCGGGCAATTAGTCAATTAGTACTTTTCTAATTTATCGTATTTGGGACCTAAAGTCAATACCCAAGCTCTTAA